TGGGGTAGAGGTACCTGGGGTCAAGGAGAATGGTCAAATCCAATACCTGTTGAAATTACTGGTGTTGCAGGAACAACTGCACTAGGTAATGAAACAGTCATTGCAAAAGCAACAGTTGCAGTAACAGGAGTATCTGCAACATCCGCACTTGGAAATGAAACAGTAATAGGCATAGCTAATGTTTCTGTTACAGGAAATGTTGGTACTTCTGCTTTAGGTGATGAAACTGTAGCAGCTAGTGCAAATACTGCAGTTACAGGTAATGCTGGAACAAGTGCATTAGGTAATGCGATAACTGCTGGTGCAGCAGTAACAGGAGTATCAGGTTCTGCTTCTATAGGAACTTTAGGAGATGAATCTGTAACAGCAGCAGCTAATGTTGCAGTTACAGGATTAACAGGAACTAGTGGACTAGGAAGTATTAGTTTAATTACAAATAATATTTTGAGTCCTGATGGTTTATCTGCACAAGCATTAGTAAATTCTGCAACTATAGTAGCAAAAGCAAATATAGATGTTACTGGCATTTTAGGCACATCTGAATTAAATATTGTGAATGTTTGGGGTCTAGTAGATGATGCACAAACAGCTAATTATGTAAATGTAGATGATGCACAAACTCCAAATTATACAGATGTAGATAATTCACAAACACCAACTTATGGAAATGTGGATGATTCACAAACAGCAAATTATAGTAATATAGACACATCTCAAGTACCAAACTGGGAAGAGGTGGCATAACAAGGAAAACTTATGGCAACTTATGTAAATGATTTAAGACTCAAAGAAATAGCTACAGGTGATGAAGCAGGCACCTGGGGTACTTCTACGAATACTAATTTAGAACTTATAGCAGAAGCATTTAGTTTTGGCACAGAAGCCATAACTACAAATGCTGATACACATACCACAACAATAGCAGATGGAGCAACTGATCCAGGTCGTTCTTTTTATTTAAAATATACAGGTACACTTGATAGTGCCTGTACTATTACTATTGGTCCTAATACTGTTTCTAAGTTTTGGCTGATAGAAAATGCAACATCTGGTTCTCAAAATATTATTATTTCACAGGGTTCAGGAGCAAATGTCACTATTCCAGCTGGAGAAGTTAAAGCAGTTTATTCAGATGGTGCTGGTTCAGGAGCAGCTGTAGTAGATGCTTTTGCTGGTTTAAAAGTATCAGATGCAGCTCAAACAAACATTACAAGTCTCGGAACTCTTACGTCACTTACTGTAGATGATATAACTATTAATGGATCAACTATCTCTGATGCAGCAGATTTAACTGTTGATGTTGGTGGTGATATCACTCTCGATGCAGATGGTGGCGATATAATTTTTAAAGATGGTGGCACTACAATAGGTCATTTATCAAATTCATCATCTGATTTTGTTATAGAGTCAAAAGTTCAAGATAAAGATATTCTTTTCAAAGGTGACGATGGTGGTGGTGTAGTAACAGCTCTTACTCTTGATATGTCAGCAGCAGGTGCAGCTACCTTCAATGGAGCAGTAACAGCCAATGCAGGCGTATCAATAGATAACATAACAATTGATGGTACTGAAATAGATTTAAGTTCTGGTAGCTTAACGATAGATGTAGCCTCAGACCTAATTCTTGACGTAGGTAATGATACTGTAGAGTTAAGAGACAGTGGCACAAAATTTGGAGAATTTATAAGTTCTTCTACAGATTTCGTAATTAAATCAAGCGTATCTGATAAAGACATAATTTTTAAAGGCAATGATGGTGGTTCTGCTATCACAGCACTTACCCTAGATATGAGTGCAGGTGGTAATGCCACCTTTGCAGGTACTATCTCAAGTGGGGCGATTACAACTTCTGGTGAATTGTTGATAGCACGAGCAACCCCATCAATACATTTTTTTGATTCTGATGATAGCTCTGATGGTTACATTCAAGCTAATGCAGGAACACTATCTTTTTTTGCTGATGATAATAATGAAGTAAGTAACTCAATAATTAATTTTTCTATTGATGGTAGTGAAAAAATGAGACTTGATAACTCAGGAAACTTAGGTATCGGCACAACTAGCCCCTCAAAGAAGCTTCATGTAGTTGGTGATGTTTTAGTAGGTACTGGTATTAGTTATAATGCTAGTGCTGATGATATTTTAACTATAGGTGCGACAAATAGAACAGCAGTCAATAATGGCACATATTTTAATTATCAATACAAAGTTTCAGGAGCAGCTACAGGACAAGATTTAACACTACAAGCTGCTAGAAATATAGATGGTTCTTCTGATGATGTTGAATCTATTTTTCAATATGATGCCAGTGCAGATGCACAAATATTTTTTACTAATGCTACTGAACGAATGAGATTGGATAACTCAGGCAACTTAGGTATAGGCACAACCAGTCCATCATCTTTATTACATCTATCATCTGGCAATAGAGATTTAAACTTCTTATTAGCAGATAGCCCATCAACAGGTAATGCAGGGGTGCAACTTAGAGCAGGAGCAAGTGACTTTTTAGGTTTTGCAGCAGGTGGTGGTACAGATGTTGGTATTGTTATTGATAGTAGTAATAACGTTGGAATCGGCACAAGCAGCCCTGATACAAAATTACATATTATAGATGCTCTAAGTGGTGGACA